CATCGCGCCCATCATGAACGCCGTTGGGCTACCGATCACAAAGAACTCGGAATGAACCTGACGGAAACGGACGCCTGGTGGCACGTCCAGCCGACGCTATCGGCAGCCATGATGCCGGCGCGGTAGGCGATGGCGGTCACCGCCCCCGCTCCGCGATCACCTTCAATTGCCGGTGTAACTCAGCCTTCCGCGTCTCGACGTCCCCGCACAGCAGTGAATACGCCGCCGCCACCGCGGTCAGCCGGTCGATATCAGCCTGTGTGACCGCACGGCGATCATCGGTCGCGATGTCGTAGATCTTCACTTCGTCAGCCATCAACGTCTCCTTGGGATGTCCGCAATACCGGCACACACCCGACTTATCGGGCACGCACCAGCTATTGCATCGCTCAGGCCTCAATCCTTACCCTTGCCCGACTTCTTCGGCTTCGGCGCCGGCTTGATCGGCTTGTTGATCCCGGTGTCGCCGGGCGGCTTGCCCTGGAACGGGTGCTTCGTCGGCTTGCCTTTGGATGGGTGCTTCATGGCGGTTCCTTTCTGCGGTTTCGATCGCCTCTCTCGCTCGGCGGATCGTGGTGGCGGCGGGGTCATAGCGGAGATGGCCGAGGATCATGCGAGGAATGATACAGTAAAACAACGGGCATCTCAAGCGCCAAGCCAGCCGTGTGACGGGGTGGCGGATAGTTGTTGGGGGCGGCGGGGGCGCTCTCGGTCGGGTCGGTCAATCACCGGCTCTGCGAACGTCAACGCCACCGCATCCCACTCGTCAGGCGACCGCACGCCGCGCGCCCTGATCTGCTCCTTACTCTCCAGCACCAGGCGCTGGTCAGATGTCGAGTAGTGAAACCCCGGCGCTGCGGCATCGGACTGCAAACCGTCGCTGTCCGGCAAATCGGCGCCACCGACCTGTTCAAGCCACTCCTTAGACCGCATCCACATCTCGGCACGTCGGTTCAACGGCCCCGCGCGTTTGGTGCCGTCATCGTTGATGAGAAACTCGGTCTGCGGCTTGCTGCCGAAATTCACCAGGGTCGCGACGTCGGAATACGGCTTGCCCCACGACTGGAGGATGTCGAACAGCCGATCACCGCCGCCGCCGGCATCCAGGAACATCTTGACGGGCTTGTCACGATCGATGATGTCGCGCAACCACGCCAGCGCTTCGGCGGTGCCGATTTTGGTCCTGCTCTCGATCTTGGAGACCTTGCGCCCGCGCCGCCATGCACACGAGAAGCGGTCATCGCCGAACCGCGCCGGGTCGGCGCCGACCACCAGGGGGCCGACGCCCTCGGCGGTATGCTTGCGTGCGGCCAGAACCAACTCAGGGTCAATGTAGCTGTTGCGCCCCGTGGACTGGAACATTTCGTTCGCGGACGCGGGATATTCCTGCTTGAACAGTTTCGGGTCTTTGAGTTCGGCGATCTTTGCTCGACGCCACACCATCTGGCCGGCTGTCAGCCGGTAAAGCCCTTGATACTCGCGTTCCTCGTCATCCATCGCGAAATCAGGCGGAACCGGGCGGCTGTATTCGTCGGACCAGTACCACGGGATGAAGATCGCCTCGTAATCGCCGATACCCGCCTCGGCCTGCTGCCAACTCTCGAAGAACTCACCGGTCGGGCCGTTGGCGGTGCTTTCCATGATGATCTCAGTGCCAGGCAGATCCGGCACGGTCTGCACGATGCCGGCCTTGTGGCCGCTGGCGTTGGGGCTGAACGCCACCTCGGACCAGTGCAGAAGTTTTATGGTGCGCGACCGACCCGTTGCCTTGGCGCCCGCTGTGCCGACGCTGTAGCCGCTATCCAGCAGATCAAAATACAACTCTTTGGCGTTCGCCGCCCCGGTGTGCGGCTGGCACGGCGTGTGCTCGTGAAACCGTGTCACCATATCAAACAGGGCATCCGTGGCGTCCTGCTCGTGCGTCATGATGAAAGTGTTGACGCCTGGGTGCATCGACGTCTTGTGGTAGTATCGGCCGCCGATATATGTGCTGCCGCCGGTCTGCCGGCCTTTACCGATTATCGCCCGGACCTTGCCTGTGCGGCGAAGTTGATCTTCAAGTTTCTGGTGAAGGTGGAGCTGCGCCCGGTTGAGCGAGAGCGGGACGATCTTACCCGATTTGGCTTTGATCTTCAGGGCCAGCGGCGCGTAGTGGAGAAAATCGCCTCGTAGACGCTTCAGTGCGGCCAGTGCGGCAGCGTCGTCGCTCATTCCCCGAGTTGAGCGAGTAGCGCTTCAAATGCGCCGCCGGAGTGCTCGATCTCCTGCTTGGCCTTGCCGTAGCCGCGGTCGAGCAACTCCTTGAGTGCCGCAACCTGCGTGGTGCCGCTCTCTGCGGCTGGAACCCGATTGCCGTCATCGTCAACGGCGAGGCCCGACAACTGCGCCAGTTTCCTGATGGCATCAGGGCCAAACGACTGCGCTAACGCCTTGATGTCAGCCGTGACTTTGTTAGGAGTCCCGGCTGCGCGCCCGCCTGTCTTTTGGCCCTTCGCCATGTCCATTCCTGTCTAAAATAGAAGACAGCCGCTACTTCAGCCAGGCCGGCGGGCTACGATCCAGCGTGCGCGGATCGCTCGGAGCAGTCGTCGCGATCGGATGGGACGACTTGCCACCTGGACGGCTACCGGAGCCGGTCGCGGTGTTCTGCGAGGCCGAGGACTGTGCGGGGGCTTTCGTGCCGCCCTTAACCGGGGAACCGAGTGCGCTCATGGTGTTACGCTCCAACGTTAACGTGCCGTGTGAGCATATCGCCGCACCGCGCGGAAATGTCAAGCATTTTGCGCTGGAAGCCCGCATGGAATGCGTCGAGCAGATCGCGGGCCTCGGCGAGATCAGTTGTGAGGCGCGCGTTCTCGGCGGCCAAGCGCGCGGTCTCGCGGCGTAGGAGCGTCACGCGCGTTGCACTGCTGGTGCTCATGACATCGGCCCCCGGAGCACTGTCAACGCATCCACCCTCGCGCCCCGATACAGCGGCCGGGCCAGCCGTCGCACCCACGCCCGAGCGTCACCAGGAGCGTTCGGCAACCCCCGTCCGCGCAGATACGCACACACGGCGGCGATATACTCAGGCGTCACGATCGGCATTTCATGGCTCCGTTGCAGCGGATTATAGGATAGGGGTATACCCTATTCCACCCGGAAAATCAACATTTTGCGCCCGATCTGCCGGGGGATGCTACATTTTGCGGCCTATCGTGACGCACATATCAGCCATGCGATAATGCGGATAGCGTGAGACGGCGCTCATAGCAGGAATAGCCGCTTGGCGCCCTTTGATATGTTTTTCTCTTTCCATAGAGGGCGCAAATTTGTCAAAGCCCACGCCGCCTTGAACTCAGGATCATTGGCCGACGTAAAACAAAATGACGCCAGTGGCTGAATGTGGTCGATATGCCATTTGCCCCTATTCTCCCAGGTCATTCCCCTGGTGAACTGCCGCTCAAGGTGAGCGCATAATTGCGCTAGATCATAGCCAACCATAGATTTCCACGATCTTCCGCCCTTTCCTCTATCAAGAGCATGAAGAATGCCCCCGCTCATACGCCTGTTTATCGCTGCCTCAGGCGTCGAGTAGCGGTTGGGGCGGGAGTGTTGCTTGGCTGTTGTCGGGTCCATCAATCGAGCAATTCGCTCCGCTATCCTTTTTGCCCGATTTCTCTCTAAATCTTTTGCTTTTGCGGCATCGGTTTGGCCGTATTTCTGATCTCTGGCCCTACAGCACTCTACGCATCTCCCGTGGATAGTTCGTTGAGCAATATGCCCCCTCGGACAAGGCTTATCGCTAAAATAGCGCTTCAATCCCATCGAAAGAGCCATCCTACGCGGCACAATTGGGCCTGCGTAAAGCACCTGAGCATCAGCCATGATTCACCTTCTGATCTGCTACCGCCGCAGCAACCAGCCGCCGAATAGCTTCAGCCCGTGACGGTATATCGTCTTGCCGTCTCCTCCACGCATCCAGATCGGCAAGCTGCTCGCTGGACATCGTAAGGTGAACGCGCTCCTGTGTGAGTGTTTTCATGACGCCTGTATACCATACGAACTAGCGTGAGTGTTGCTATTGACGTGCATATCAGGCATGCATCAAATCATAAAATTAGCGCTAGTCACGTTACCAACGGGGTGGCATAACCATTCCACGGCGTCCGGGTTGGCCCGGACGGAACGGAGTAACGAAGATGGCGACCGACCGGCAAATCAGCTACATTCTTAGCCTGACAAATGGTTCCGACATCGAAGCCATCAACGCATACGGTCTTGGCCTTCGTCCCGCCCGCGAACTGTCCGACCGTGAAGCCTCCGAGCTGATCGACCACCTGACCGGCAAGCCGCACGCGGCGACGATCGCCCCGGTAGCCGCCACGAAAACGATCAAGCTGGGCAAGGGCAAGCGGGTCGGGATGACCGCTACGCTGCGTCTCACCGCCGCGTGCTCGATCAGCGGCACCGTCATTTCCGACAACGGCAAGGCGGTGCGCATCCAGTGGTCGGACGGCTCCACGAGCAGCAAGGATGCGACCAAGTTGACTTTCACCGCCTAACACCAGCAGGGGGAGAAATCCCCACCACCAACGGAGTAACGAAAATGGCACGAAAAACCCCCGCCGACCGCCTATACGAATCCCGCGCCAAGACCGAACGTGCCGCGATCTTGTTTGTCCTAGACCGCATCACATGCGGCGGAAATATCCCCTTGGCGGTATCTGATGCTGCTACTGCGATCGGCGTATCGCCCGCATGGCTAACCGCCCGCGTGCTCAACTTCTACAAAAGCCATAGCCGATACGGCCGGATTCTACGCGCCCTCCATGGCGCTGGCCTTTTGCCGATCGCGGCGGAGTAACGGACGTGCCCCGCAAACCCAACCACGAACCGGAGTAACGACGATGACCAACACGATCACCAAAACCCAACGTACCGCGCTCAAGACCATCCTGGCCGAAAGCGCAAAATACGATGCCAGCACCATGCGGATAACGCGCTACGGCATAGTCACAGCCAAGCAGGACGCGGATAAAACCTTCTGCGGCAACGACCAGAACCGCTACCACGTCGGCTACTACGGAGACATGGTGACGCAGGACGGCACGATCCGCGAGGGTTGGTAATGCCCCGCAAACCCAACGGCGACCGCGCCATGACGGCCAACGAGCGCAGCAGCAAGCGGCGGGAACGAGAGCGCGAACGCATCGCCCGCCTGGAAACCATGCGCCATGCGGTGCTAGCCGCCCGCACGCTGGCCGAGGCGAAACAGGCGGCGGCGGGGGTTTAGCCCCCGCTTCTGCGTTTTGGCTTGACACGCACCGCCGTTTGCGCAACGCTCTTTGTGCTGGCACCGGCGGTCATAACGCGCGCGTGCGGTATTATTCCCGCGCGTGCGGGGGAGCGTTTCGGGCGCCGGACCCTAATCTCCCCAATACCCGACATCCGCTTCAGCGCATTCCTCCGGAGACATGCCATCCCTATACTGGTCCTCGAAATAACTCAGCGCGGTCTCGCGCGCGTAAGTCTCAATGCT